TACATTAACCGGCCCTTGCGCCGGTTTTTGTCCATTTGTATTATCTTTTAATTGACCAAGTTCTTGTTCAAGCCCACCCATCGCATCGCCTATGTATGCTTGATTATTAGAAATTTCTCTTCTTTTCAATAAATCTCTTTCATCTTGAGCTTCCTTAGCACGTTTAGCTCTTAACATTTCTAATGTATCGTATGATGTATCTACGGGAGCTTTTCTAATTTGAGGATTGAACACTCTTGCTTGCTGTTGTAAATTTCCGCTGGCAATGGCATCATCCTGTGCTTTTTTCAATTCCCTTGCTGCTTCACCTTTGGGGCCAGTATCTTCCAATAATTTTTTATTTTCGGCATCGCCATAATTCTTTGCAGCTTGATATCCTGCACCTACCACTCCTGCGGTAATTGCAACAGGAGTGGAAGCAACAAGGCCGACCGCACCCGATACTGCAAGACCAGTGCCTGCCGCGTCTGTCAATCTACCTGCGGTAGTTTCACCCAAATATTCTCCAAGAGCATCTAAACCCAATCCTGCAAGTATGCTACCTATTCCGGTTTTTATTCCTTTTCCTACACGAGGTATTTTATTGCCTCCGGGTTTACCTCCGGGTTTCTTTTTTCCGGGTTTCTTTTTATCAGTGCCATCAGGTTCACCAAAAATATCTTCGAAGCCAGGAATACTCATACCACCAAAATCTCCACTAACATATACCGGATCGGATTCTGAAGATCCGGGTAATATATCTCGCATTACTTTAGCCATTCTTGTATACTGTCTATCTAATTGAGAATCGCTATATTGTTCTTCAATTTTTTGCAACGATGCAAGAGACTGTTCGCTTATTTTTTTCGCTAAAATAGATTCATCGAAAATTGAGGTTAATAAGTTATTTTGGTTTTCGTTAGCTTTACCTAGTACGACTTCTATATTATCTTCTGCGCTCGTATTATTATTCGTATTTAATTTTTTAAGTTCTTCGGAGCGCTTTTTGTCCTCACTCGTCATAGAATCAAAAAGATTGTCTACCATCTTATCTATACTTGCACCCAACAGACCTATTAAAGAAGTAGGTAGTTGCTTTTCTTCGTCAGTTTTATCTTGTTTTGTTTCTTTTTCTATTTTTAATAAAGCAGTTTGAATTACGATAGTAGGTTTACCCTTAATTTCTATATTAGATGCTGTTTCTGTTTTAACCTTATCAGTGTTTTCTTCTGAAGCATTTTCATCTTTGATAGATGAGTCCAACATCTTAACAACATCTATTTTATTTTTTGTTGTAGTTGCTTTTTGAACTTTAACGGGATTCGGTACAAATAAATCATTTCCAAGATTATTAATATCTTTGGAATTTTGTGTAATATCTTTACGTGCTCCTACAATTTCCTTTTTTATACTATCTAATTTTCTGGAACTAAGTTCAAAAGTTTTAACTAGTTTATTTGTTCCTGATAGTAAGTTTTGTATACCTGTCAAAAGACCGGGAACACTTGTGTCCGGAGATGTAGATTGTGAAGGATTTATGCCTCTTGATTCGGGCATATTACCTTCAGATCTTCTAAGAAGAGCAGGTAGTTTGATATTATCTGACATTTTTTATTTCCTTATTGATTGTTTTTGTAATATCGAATCTCGCTCATTCTTCAAGTGATTTATTAACAGTGCTACGTAAATATCTCTTTCCCATGGCATCATATTTTCTATTTCTGTCAGGGAGTACTTATGATTATGCATTAAAGAAAAGTTTAATTCATAATAGTTAGTAAGTTTTTCATGGGAAAGAGCTATACGAAAAAATTTTCTAATCCCTCTAACGAAGTTTCATTGACGGTTCCGCACTTGGTGCAAGTTTCTTTAATTTCTTGTACAACTTTAGGGGTTGTTAAAAAGAAATATTCCAATTTTTCAAACTGCTCTTTAGAAAAACTATTTACAAATTCAATTAATTCTTCTTTGGAATATTCACTAGTTTTAATAAAAGTGTCTTTGGTATAAACACCGTAGATGCAGAAACAAACCAAGTCAACCAGTTTATCTGTTCCAAACTGTTTTAGAATATCTACATTTTCTTGAAATGTCGGATATCTCATTTCCAATATAACATCATCTTGAATTTGAATTTTTTTACTATGTTTTTCGTCACGTACAATTTTTGCTTTTGTCATGTCTAATTGAAATAATACTTTATCGCTACAATTTTGACACGTTAGAGAAAGATTAGAAATCTCGCCTATAGACTTAGCTCTAATATTTAAGAATAGATATTCTAAATCAAAATTAGGTAGTGTATCCACATTTAATTTTTCAAAGGTACAACTATAAACTAATTCTTTAATAATACGATGAATCTCATCAGCATCTGTTTCTAATGCGGTTAAAAGTATCTTATATTCTTTAACAAGAAAAGGTCTATATCTAATCTTTTCATTAGACGAAGGAACTACAATTTCATATGTCGGGGTTTCTAATTTAGGGAAAGCCATAATATTCTCCAAGGGTTATTATTTAGTATTTTTCGCTCTATTAACAAAAGCACTACTAGCAGACCAACGTCTAAATGCAAAATTTACATTTACTTTACTAGTTTGATTGTTTGCACCCATATTTAAATCAATTAAATTTATGCTTCTAGGAAAAGCCTTTTCTAATTTGACTGTATATGTTATATTATCATCTGGGTCTAACTGATAAATTTCTATATTGGTTGCATAATCTGCCTCATAATGTACATAGTATTCTTTAGGATCGACGATGTTATCCATCCAAAGATCAAAATAAGATTTTACATCCAATTGAGTATCTAATAGAAAAGATAATCCAATACCCTCGCCGCCGTATTCTACACCAAATGGTCTTTGATATTGCGGACCATAAATCTGTTGGGGTTTAACCCCTATGATATGAGGAGGAAAAACTGCAGATTCACAAAGTAAATTTATAACTTTATAGTTAGATGAAAATTTACTAAGTATTTTTGGGGAGCTAATCATGACCTCAAATCTGTTTGGTCTTGCGAGACCATCTTTGAGTACTAAGGATTGAAAATCTGAAAGATTAAAAGACGCTTTAGTCATTAGTATGAGTATCCTTTTCTGGTTTCTTTCCAAACAGTTTCTTTACTACTTTTCTTAAACTGTTCTATCGGCAACATTGCTGCGGTTGTCCAATCATTAAATTCGATTTTCATAAATTTTGATCTAAGATGATCTGTCAGATAATGCTTTACGCAAGTAGTTGCAGCTAAATATTTAGAAGAACCATTTAAAATTTCCCAAGATATTTTTATTCTGCTTCTTTCGGTAATATTACGATCCGTAACTAATTTACTAAGTTCGCCCAACAATTTAAATCTAGCCAAATATGGCAAATAATGTAAATTTATACCGAGGAATCCATCTGGTAATTTATGAAATGGTAGTACCAAGGGTAGTGTATCATAATAAGGTAGGGTCGCTTTATGCTTTGGATCATATGCAAATAGATACATTTGTCCAGGAATTAAACTGGTTGTGAGTCTATTTGTTTGTAATAATTTTGTACCGGTCGTACTACTAATAGTACCTAAATCTTTAATTTGATTTCTATACCATTGATATGATCGTTTTTGATCGTCGGCATTCATTCTAACAGTAGAAAAAATATCTGTCGCCATTATTTTATCCCCAAATCTTTTTCTGTTAAAATTAAAAATTTCATTTTTCTATCTTCGCAATAATTGAATGCGGCTTTCCATTTTGCATCATTAATTCCATATTGTACAACCTCATCTATAAATCGTTTGGTTTTCTTTTCTGGAATTTCGGGTGGTCTTGTAAATCGCTCAGGTTTTATTTCTATCAAATACTTTTGTATATTTCCATTTTTATCTTTTACTTTTATACAAAAATCTACAAAATATCTATGAATTTTATTATCTATAGGAGACACATAGGGAATAACTGTGGTTTCAGATCCCCATTGTATTACACTGGGATCAGAATCGCAATGTTTCATAAATCTTAGCTCCCATAATGATCGATAAACTACATTATTAATATCCCCTTGGTATTTTTCGGGATTTATTACCCGATACTTACCTTTGTATGTTTTTGTGTATGCCATTTTGATATAAATAATAGAAGCCTATCCACTATTTATAAAGAAAACATGGCAACCAAATTAACTACCCCTCCAAGAGATGCTGTAGATAGCAATCGTAAAGATGATGCTAAAAACTCATATCCAGGTACTCTTAAAAATTATAGAATAGGAACGTATGAATATCCAGAAGGTCTTCGTGTAGATTCAGATAAACAACATTATATCGTATTTAAGATACTCGTTAGAGATAAATCTAAATTAGGTAAAGAGCTTAGATCAAACGGTGGGTTGTTAGATAAATCCGTATCTGCTTCGGAAAATAAACAAGTTTTTGGAGGATTAAGTCAAAATGAATATCAAGCTGGGTTTAGTAATACTGGTGAAACATTGGGTGTCGTAATTGGTGCAGGTATTGCAATTGGAGAAGCATACAATGGTGCAAAAGCTTTAATATCGGGTGCCTTAGACAACAGTTCAAAATTACCTCAGCAAATAGCAAGAAATGTAGCAAAAGGAACATTGAAATCTGTGACAGGTGGCGCGGTTGCATATGCAGTAGGTGAAGCCGTTGAAGCTTTTAGCGATAGTTTTAACTATAGTAGTCTTACCAGATGCGTCGATGTTATAACCCTACACATTGAAGAAAGCCCCTCGGTCAAATATGGTACAAATTATACTTCAAAAGATTTAGGTACGATCGCTGGGGCGGTATTTACTGCATCTTCCATGGCCGGAGGATTGAGTGGAAATTTGGGGACCGTAGGAGAAGCAACGGGGAGAATGCTTGCGGGTGTTGCACAATTACCAGCAATTGCTGGGGGTACATCTGGAGCAGACATATTATCTGCGGTTACAAGAACAAGAACAAATCCATTTAGAGAAGTTCTTTTTGAATCTACAGATTATAGAGATTTTACTTTTAGATATAGATTTTTTCCAAAAAGTAAAAACGAAACAGATAAAGTAAAATCTATTATTGAACAATTTAAAGTTCATATGCATGCTAGTTTACCCGAAAATAAATTGTTTTTTATTTATCCGTCGGAATTTGAAATCGAATACTATTATAAGAATAAAAAGAATGATTACTTGAATGCAATTGCCAGATGCGTACTTACAGATATGCAAATAGATTACGGCGGTGCTCAATTCTCAACATTTGCAAATGGTGCTCCTGTAGAAATAGGACTAACTCTTAAGTTTACAGAATTAGAACAAATGACACAAGAGGGGATTAAGAAATATGGCTATTGATACATTTTTAGATGATTTTACAAAGATATATTATTCTTTGGATGATGCAAATAGCATACAAATAGTTACAGACATTTTTCAAAGAATAATAATTAGTAAAGAATTTTCTAATAATATTTCTTTCTATGAAAAATATGATATACGAGATGGGGAAACGCCGGAGGATGTGTCTTATAAATTTTATGGTACACCATATTTACATTGGTTAGTTTTATTATCAAACACTATAATCGATCCAAGATTCGAATGGCCTCTAACAGAAAACGAATTGTATAAACAAGTTGAAGCTAGAGTCGGTAAAGATAATGTCTTTGGATTTGCAAAGAAAGTAAATTCTAATAATAGAACTGTAGAAACAAATTTCTTATTACTTGAAAATTCCACACCACTAAATCCTATAAAACTAAAAGAAGATAGCGGCAATGGTTTTCCTATTTCATATAAAAATTCAGATCTTCCTGCAGTAAGAGATCTAACAAATTATGATGTAGCTTTAGAAAAAAATGAATCATATCGAAGTATTATTATTATAAAACAAGCAATAGTAAGTGATATTATAACAAACTTTAAAGAATTAGTTGCAGCATAATGTCTAATGATTTTTTAAAACGAGCAGGTGATATAGTAATAGATGATTTATCTATATACACCAGAGGCGGAGAAAGTGTAAGTTTAACTGATTATTTGGTTGAATTAAACTTGTATGAAAGTATATTTGCTCCATACATAACAGGTAATATTGTATTATCTGATAGTAAAAACTTATTAAAAAATATTCCAATTTTGGGTGAAGAATTAATTTATGTAAAGGTAAGAACCCCTGGGATTGATTCGGAAATATTTAAAGTTTTTCGTGTATGTGGTTTGGATAGCAAAACTTATGTTAAAGATGGCAACACCCAAGTATACATATTACAACTATCTTCGGCTGAGGGATTTAAAGATACATTAAATCCTATTTTTAAATCTTTTTCAGGTAAACCGGCAAAAATAGTAAATGATATTTTTACTACATATTTATCTAGTAATAAAAGCGAATTGACGATTGTTAATGAGCCTTCGAATATTTTAAAATTTGTTAGTCCCGGATGGAGTCCAATTAAATGTATAAATTGGATATGCGGTAACTCAGAGGCATCTAATTCAAAATCAAGTACGTTTTTATTTTGGGAAACCACCAAGGGGTTTTACTTTGGCAATATAGATTCTTTGGTGAACCTATCGCATAGATATTCTGCTGGCCCATACTATTACTCATCGGCAAAAGTCGCAGGTAATGCATTATCCCCAGAAAAAGAAATGTTCACAATTAAAGATATCAAATTTTTAGATATTTTTGACCTATTAAAAAATAGAATGGATGGGTATCTCGCAAGTACCGTTATTGATGTAAATTTATTCAATAAAGAATATGAAAATTATGAGTATGACCACATAACAAGTTTTGGTAATTATGATCATACTCTAAAAGATGATAGTTTACCTTCGTATAGTACAAGTACATTAAGAAATCCTTTATCTTTTATAGAATTAAATTATAATTATCCGAATTTATATACAAATGCCAGAGACAATTATTTGGAAAGAAAAAAATATTTTGCAGGAAATAGAAGATCTAATATTTTAGAACTAACAAATATTGATGTAGAAATAACAATACCCGGTAGAACGGATTTAGAATGTGGAACATTTATTAATATGGTCTTACCTGAAGTTAATCCGCAGTATTCCGAAGATATCGCTGGAGGTAATAATACGGATAGTTTATACTCGGGCAAATACTTAATAACAAACTTAAATCATAAAATTACATTAGTTTCGCACGTAATAAGTGCGTCTGTAACCAAAGATTGTTTTTCTTCGAAAGAGTTTTTTAAATGATAGCAACTCCTTTTTGGACTGGCGTAGTTGAAGATAGGGATGACCCTGAAAGATTGGGTCGATGCCAAGTAAGAATTTTTGGTTATCACACCGAAGATAAAGTATTACTACCCACAAAGGATTTGCCATGGGCAATACCTGTACAGGGTATAACATCTGCCGCAACATCTGGTATAGGTATTACTCCCGTAGGTATTGTTACTGGTACTTGGGTTGTTGGATTTTTTATTGATGGAGAAGATTGCCAACAACCTGTAATAATGGGTACTATTGCGGGAAAACCAAAATCTAATAGTGAAACTAATAAAACGTTACTACAACAAACAGAAAAAAATACCTTTAAAGATTCTTCAGGCAATCAAGTTTTTAATGAAAAAGGTGAACCTGTAAAGTATAATACGAATACAGAAAATCCAAAAACATTATTGGCCCCTCTAACAGCAGAAGATGTGGATAAGTTATTGGGGGCATTATCTAATAAACTTTCGGGAAAAACATATTCTTTAGTGGGACAAAATGGAGAATTGGGGGCATACCAATTCTCCGCAGAAACTCTAATTAATCTGGGATACTTAAAAAGACCTACCGAGGGTAAACTTTATATTTCAGATTTGGATAATTCAGATTTGTGGACAGGTAAGGATGGCGCAAAATCCAAGGAAGTCTTTCTTAAAAATGTGACCTTGCAGGATCAGGTTGCCTTGAAATCTTTAACAGAAAATTATAACTCTTTAATTCGATTAGGAAAAATTTCTGAGGTAGAGGATAAAGCGATTGTCGCGGGATTACTTGCAGCATCACATGTGGATGGAGTAACAAATTCTGATAAATTAGATAAACAACAAACGGATGGATCCAAGTTAAAAGAATATTTTGTTTTAGGTAATTCTATTTTTGGGGGTACTGATGTAGATGTTGATATTGTTATTAAGTTATTAGATTCATATATTTCAGACAAATATGTTACAAACTATTTTTCTGAAATAAACAATACTGAGCTGGCAAAAATTCAAGGATTTATTGACCCCAACAAACAATATCCTAGGCCAGAATATGCAAACAAAACAGATTTAAATAAACTTGCTGTAAGTGATGGTGATCATATTATTTTCAAACTTAAAGAAAATAATAGGATATCTAATATTCCTGTTGCTGGCGGCAAACCGTGGAATGAACCCGATACTGCATACGGTGGAGAATATCCATATAATCAAGTTATAGAAACAGAAGCAGGGCACGTAATAGAATTAGATAGTACTCCGGGTGCAGAAAGAATACAGGTATTCCATAAAACTGGAAGTTACATAGAAATAGACGTAAATGGTAGTATGGTTAGAAAAGTTATCGGTGATAACTATGAAGTTATAGATAGAAACAATCTTGTTTATGTTAAAGGCGCACAACAATTAACAGTAGACGGCAAAACTAGTATTCTTGTTAGAGACGATGCTGTTATTGATGTAGAAGGTAATTTAACTTTAACAAGTCACGGAGACAGTATAATACAAACAGCAGGTACCGCCGGAATAGTTGCAGAGACTGCAATCGTGTCCGCAAAAAATGGCCTGGACATCATTTCTGAAGGATCAATTAATATTCAAGGTAGCGAAATTAATATGAGGTCTAGCGGAGCAACTAACATAAAGGCCGGATCTGATTTATCATTACAAAGCGGACAAGCATCTAGTATCAGCTTAAAAGGCGGGCTATCTATAGCATTGGATGCTGCAGTTATTAAAACAAAGATGGGAGCAAATTCTATAAAGAATATTATTCTATCTCTATTGAATTTGCCTGAAAGAAAATCTCCGAATAAAGAACAATTACCTTTATTGGAAAGAAGAACTTATACAGAATCTACATTCCTTGCAGATTCGCTAGAACCAGATTCTGCAGATTATTCCAAATCGCGTACATTATCGGGTCAAGCAAATAATAAGATAGAACCTGCAGTTAAAGATGATGGTAAAATAAATGCACCAACTACAAAAAATGTGGCACAAGCTGCAGAACTCGCTGCATTAGGAAACTTTACAACATTCCCTAGATCATATAAGTTATCTAAATACTTTACTATTAACGACATGTTAAAACATGGAAATTATCTTGTTGCCCAAAAAGGATTAACTGAGCAGGAAATAGTATTAAATTTAAAAAATCTTGCAGTGAATTGTCTAGACCCAATCAAGGAAAAATATAAAGATACGTTTATATCTAGCGGATTTAGAATTGATGGTAGAGTAAGAGATGAAAAAGATCATGGCAAAGGATGTGCAGTAGATTTAGTATTTACAAAAACTTCTGTACAAGAATATAAAGATATTGCAGCTTGGATATATGCTAATGTGCCATTCAAACAAATTTTATTAGAATATGAATTTAGAAATGGTGCGCAAAATCCAGTGGGATGGATACATATTTCATTAGAAATATCTGGTTCAGGGAATACTTCAAAATCAGCAATGGCAACCGGAACATTAAAAAATCATGTTACGGCATATTCAAATCAATTCGTAAATTTAGCATAATAAATATAATATGCCTACAGTAAATACAAACAGAAAATTTAGAGATATAGACCTTAGTTTTAGGATTAATCCTTTTACTAAAGACTTATATACAAAAACAGATGAAGAAGCGGTAAAAACTGCTTTAAAGAATCTTATACTAACGAAAAACTTTGAAAGAAAGTTTCATCCGGAAATAGGTACACAAGTACAAAGCCTGTTATTTGAAAATAATTCTCCAGCTGTACTTATTGCTATGGATAGAACTATCAGGGAATCTATTGAAAGATTTGAGCCAAGGGTTAGAATTGTGGATTTACAAATTAATGAAACACAGGATCCCAATGAATTATTGGTATATTTAGTTTTTTCATTTAAAAATGTAGACAATCCTATAACACTAACAACAACACTAACTAGGGTAAGATAAATGTCAAACTATAGAATAACAGAATTAGATTTTGATAATATCAAAACAAACTTAAAACGATTCTTATCTAATTATCGAGATGGCAACAATGATTTAGTTTTTTCTGACTATGACTTTGATGCATCTGGTCTGTCAGTGTTATTAGATTTGCTTGCATATAATACTCATTATAATGCATACTTAGCAAATATGGTCGCCAATGAAATGTTTTTAGATTCTGCAGTTAAAAGACAATCTACAGTATCACTGGCAAAGCATCTTGGATATACGCCATTATCTGTAAGAAGCGCTAAAGCAAAGATTAGTTTTACCGTAAAAAATGTCCCAAATAGCCCAGGCAGTCTAACATTAGGAAGATACACCCCATTTACTACGGAAATTAATGGACAAAGCTATACATTTTT